CCAGCTCGTTCAATCAACTACATTCAGTTGAATTTTGTTGCTATTGGAACCGGCGTTGATTTCGTGACAATCGTTGGTGCAGCTTAATAAATAAAACGATAATAGGAGAAAACAATGGCATTTAATGTAGCAGAATTCAGAGCTAATATGATTGGTGACGGTGCTCGTCCTAATCTATTCTCTGTTTCTTTAATATTTCCAACAAGTGTATCAAACGCTACAGCTGCTGGCCAAAAAATAACTTTTTTGGCTAAAACAGCTCAATTACCAGGTTCATCAATCGGTACAGTTCCAGTATTTTATTTTGGTCGTGAAATGAAATTTGCTGGCAACAGAACTTTTGCAGACTGGACATTAACAATTATTAACGATGAAGATTTTGTTGTTAGAAATTCTTTAGAAAATTGGATGAATTCAATTAATAGTCATGCAGGTAACGTTAGAAATGTTGCAGCACAAAATATTAATGGATATGCTGTTGACGCTAATGTGATTCAATATGGAAAAACTGGCAACGAATTGAAAAAATATAAATTTGTTGGCGCATTTCCATTAGACTTATCTCCAATCGATTTAGATTGGGGATCAAATGACGCAATTGAAGAATATACATGTACTTTTGCTTACCAATTCTGGGAAACAAATACAACAACTTGATATATGCGGGAGGCTCAATAGGGTCTCCCATGTTTTTTTGATTTTATAATTACACACAAATATGGCAAACAACACAAATAAATTTTCACTTTTTGGTTTTACAATTTCTCGTGCTAAGAACGAGGAAGATGATGCCGTTCAACAATCATTCGCGCCGCCCACCCAAGACGATGGTGCATTAACTATTACATCTGCCGCTTATTACGGCACATACGTTGACCTTGATGGTACCGCAAAAAATGAGGTAGAACTCATTTCTCGTTACCGTGAAATGGCAATGCAACCTGAGATTGAATCTGCGATAGATGACATAGTTAATGAAGCTATTGTACAAGACGATGATGGTAAAATAACACAAATTATTTTAGATGATTTAAAAGTTACAGACAAGATTAAAAAATCCATCAAAGAAGAATTTAATACTGTTTTGCGTATGTTGAGTTATCAAAACATGGCTCAAGATATTTTTCGCCGTTATTATGTTGATGGTAGAATGTACTACCACATTATTATTGACCGTGAAAATCCACAAGAAGGCATCAAAGAACTTCGTTACATAGACCCACGTAGATTACGTAAGGTTCGTGAAATAAAAAAGCAAAAGGATGAAAGAACTGGTGCAGACATTATGGAACCAGTCAATGAGTACTATATTTACAATGACAAAGTTGTTAGTGGTAGTGCATCAAATTTTGGTCCTGTCGGTGTTCGCATTACAACAGATTCTATTATTTCCGTGGTATCTGGTCTTATGGATTCTCGCCGCGCGGTTGTTCTAAGTTATTTACATAAAGCAATCAAACCACTAAATCAGTTACGCATGATAGAAGATGCAACTGTTATTTACCGTATATCAAGAGCTCCTGAACGCCGTATTTTTTATATTGATGTTGGAAACTTACCTAAGTTAAAAGCAGAACAATACATGCGTGATATTATGGTTAAGTATAAAAATAAACTTGTTTATGATGCTAATACAGGTGAAGTACGTGATGACCGTAAATTTATGTCTATGATGGAAGATTTTTGGTTGCCACGTAGAGAAGGCGGCAAAGGTACAGAAATCACTACGTTGCCTGGTGGTCAAAACCTAGGTGAGTTGGAAGACGTTAAGTATTTTCAAAAGAAACTCTATGGTGCGTTATGTGTTCCAATTTCTAGATTAGAACCTAACCAAGGTTTCTCACTTGGCCGTTCATCAGAAATTACAAGAGATGAGTTAAAGTTCTCCAAATTTGTGGACAGATTAAGAAGTAAGTTTTCCGAAGTATTCAACCAAGCATTACGTGTACAATGTGTATTAAAAGGAATTTGTACAGATGAAGAATGGGAATTATTCAAAGAAAACATTCATTATGATTTCATTAAAGATAACAATTTCTCCGAATTAAAAGAAGCCGAATTGATGTCACAAAGATTAACGTTGTTGCAATCAGTTGATCCATATACAGGCCGTTATTTTTCACAAAAATGGATTCAACAAAATGTGTTGCGTCTAACAGATGATGAGATTGCCGAAATGGATACTGAGATTGAAAATGAAAAAGAAATGGGACTTGGCTTGCCAGTTTCAGTAACAAACGATGTTGCACAACAACAAATGATGGGTCAAGTTCAGACAGATCAAATGGTAAAACAGGCTGAGCTCATGCCTGATACCGCAACATCTGGTGATTCTGGTTCTACTGGTGGTAGTTCGACGCCAAAAAATAAACCAAACTCAAAAAGTTCTGGTGGTTCTAAATCAATTAAGGGTGATCTTAGTTTAGAAGAAATCGAAACAACGTTTACAAGACTGAAACGCATTTTATAATTAGGAGATAACAATGGAAAATTCAAGAGAAATCATAGATTACGCAGAAACAGATAACGCAAATGAAATGCGTAATGCATTATATTCTGCTTTACACGATAGAGTTATGTCTCATATCGAAACACACAAAGTTGAAATTGCAAAACAACTAATGAATTCAAATGATGCAACTTCCGAAAATGAAGTTGTATATGCAGACGAACCTGCTACAACCGAAACTGAATAATTTTGACATTGGTATAAATATTATTCAAACATAACAGGAATTACAAATGGCAAATTCATTTTCATATCAAGTCATTAAAGACACAACAGAACATGCAGTTATTAAGTTAACCGGTAAGTTTGATGGTACTGGTCAAGAAGATAACAACAGAAGAATTACAGCTAACTCATTGTATGGTGCATTAGATAGTTCGAAAGCAAACTTACTTGCATCGACCGCAAATACAGGCGCACTATCTTACTATGGTTTATCTCTGAATCGTTTGTGGTACTCAGGTCCTAATAATGGTGATGTTAATTTATTTTGGCACGCGGATACTACCGCGCCAATATTCATGTTAAATTCTACCTGTGAATTTGATGGCCAAAGTAACTGGGTAACAATACCAAACAACACAAAAGGAACAGCAAACTCCAAAGGTGATATAGGTGTTCAAACTAGAGGCATGCTCGCAAACAATTCATATACATTAATATTAGAATTACGCAAAGACAACGAACACTATCAACGTGGTCAGTTCAACGATCCAGCTGCATTTAATTACGGTAGTTACGGCATAAGACCATAAGGATTAAAATGAAACTAATTAGAGAACTTACCGAATCGGTACAATACTTAACGGAAGAAAAAGATGGAAAGAAAACTCTTTTCATTGAGGGTCCGTTTTTAGTAGCAGAATCTATTAACAAAAACAAACGCATGTATAAAGAAGAAACCATGCGTAATGAAGTTAATCGTTACAGTGAAGAATATATTAGTAAAAATCGTGCCTTTGGTGAACTGGGACATCCAGACACACCATCCATTAATCTTGATCGTGTGTCTCACTTAATTGTTGGTCTACGTCAAGAAGGAAATGCTTGGATAGGCAAAGCAAAAATTCTTGAAACCCCTATGGGTAACATTGCAAGAAACCTTATTGAAGGTGGCGCACAACTAGGTGTGTCATCAAGAGGTATGGGTTCTCTTAAAATGGAAAACGGCGTCAATGTCGTTCAAGGAGACTTTCATCTGGCCACAGCGGCAGATATTGTAGCAGATCCTTCTGCGCCTGGTGCTTTCGTACAAGGTATTATGGAAGGTAAGGAATGGATGTTAGTTAACGGCATTTGGACCGAACAACATTACGATGTTGCAAAGCAAGAAATTAAACAAGCATCTAGCAAAGATATTGAAGCCGTAAGCTTAAAAATCTTTGAAAACTTCCTTAAAAAACTTTAAACATAAATATCCAATATAAATCAAGGAGATTCTCAAAATGGGAAAATTTAATCTGACAGACGCCGCTAAATCAATTCTTACAGAAGGTGCCAAAGAAACTTTTGATGCATCCGTAAGCCGTGGCCACAAAGACGCACCATCAAAATTACCAACATCTGTTGCTTATGGCACAGGTGATGTTGGTGAAGTTGCTGGTGAAATTAAAAAACTAGATGACGAAACTGGTGACTACACAAAAGGTACACCAACAGCAACACCTCCTGGTGCAAAACCACCAGTTGGTTCACAACCTGCACAAAAGTTGACAGGTCCAGCAGATTCAGAAGGCACTGAACACAGTGTTGTTCAATCAGCATCAACGGATTATAGCGCAATTCGTGACCGCATTAAAGCTAAACTTGCTCCACAAATGATGCAAGCAAATCCAGGTGCAACATTCCAATCTTACGCTGAAGAAAAAGAAGTTGAAGATAAAGAAGAACATGGAGATGCGGCACAAGATAATAAATTGATTAAATCTATGATGAAGAAACAAAAAATGAAAGAACAAATGGACCAAGATGTTGGTGCATTACTTTCAGGTGAAAACTTATCAGAAGAATTTAAAACAAAAGCAACCACAATTTTTGAATCTGCCGTTGTTGCTCGTTCACTATCCATCATGGAAGAAGTCGAAGAAGCATTATACGAAGAATTTGAAGTGGCTGTTGAATCAGTCAAAGAAGATTTAGCTAAAAAGTTGGATGACTATATTAGTTATATGGCTGAAGAATGGTTTAAAGAGAACCAATTAGCAATTGAAAAAGGTCTACGTTCTGAAATCGTTGAAGATTTTATCCGTGGTCTAAAAGGTCTATTCGAAGAACATTACATTGATATTCCAGAAGAAAAAGTTGATGTTGTTGAAGAACTAACAACAAAGGTTGAAGAACTAGAAACTTCTATCAATGAAGAAATTTCACGCAATGTTGAAATGAAGAAACAAATTAATGGTTTTAAAAAGAACGAGGCTATACATACAGTATGTGAAGGCCTTACGCAGACACAAGTAGAAAAACTAAAATCACTCGCAGAGAGCGTTGAGTTTACTACTGAAGAGGAATTTGGTCAAAAATTGGAAACATTGGTAGATTCATACTTCCAACAAACAATTAAAGCACCAGCCAGTTCTGCTCTAAACGAAGCTGTGGAAGTTGAGGATGAAAAGAAGCCATCGGCATCAGTTGATCCTGCAATCGCACAGTACGCACAAATTATCTCTAAATCATTGGTTAAATAAATAAAACATACCAATAAAGATACTAATAAGGAGAACACTAATGTATCTAACCGAAGAACTACAAAAGAAATGGGCACCAGTCCTTGAGCACGAAGGACTTGATACCATTAAAGATCCATATCGCAAAGCAGTTACTGCTCTTGTTTTGGAAAACCAACAACGTGAAATGGCTACAGCATCACAACAGTTGAATGAAACTGCTGTGTCGTCTTCACCAACAAACGTTACAGGTGCTGGCATTTCTAACTACGATCCAATCTTGATTAGTTTGGTTCGTCGTGCATTGCCTAACTTGATTGCTTATGACGTTGCAGGCGTTCAACCAATGACTGGACCTACTGGTCTAATCTTTGCAATGCGCGCTCGTTATGATACACAATCTGGTTCACCAAGCAACGCAAACGAAGCATTCTTTAACGAAGCAAACACAGAGTTCTCTGGTGCATTGTCTACGGCTAACCCATACGGTTTCCGTGGCAACAACGCAACAGATATTCGTACAAGCCCTGTTGCTGACTTGACTGCTAATCACTACACAACTGGTATCGCAATGACTACTGCTACAGCAGAAGCTTTGGGTGCTGACACAGATAGTCCTTTCAAACAAATGGCATTCTCAATTGAGAAAGTTACTGTTACTGCACAAAGCCGTGCGTTGAAAGCTGAATACTCACTAGAACTTGCACAAGACTTGAAGGCAATCCATGGTTTGGACGCTGAAACAGAATTGAGCAACATTCTTTCTACTGAGATTCTTGCTGAAATCAACCGTGAAGTTATTCGTACAATCTACACATGTGCTGTTGCAGGTGCTCAGTACGGTACTACAACTGCTGGTGCTTTCGACTTGGACACAGACTCTAACGGTCGTTGGTCTGTTGAACGTTTCAAAGGTTTGATTTTCCAAATTGAACGCGATGCTAACGTTATTGCAAAACAAACTCGTCGTGGCAAAGGTAACGTGATGATCGTATCATCTGACGTTGCTTCCGCAATGGCGATGGCTGGCGTGTTGCAATACACACCAAACTTGTCTGCTGACCTACAAGTTGATGACACAGGCAATACATTTGCTGGTTTGTTACACGGTCGTATCAAGGTCTATATTGACCCATACTTCGGTGGTTACACATCTAACCAAGAATTGGTAACAATCGGTTATAAGGGTTCTTCTCCTTATGACGCTGGTATCTTCTATTGCCCATACGTTCCTCTACAAATGGTTCGTGCAATTGACCAGTTTACATTCCAACCAAAGATTGGTTTCAAAACACGTTACGGCATGGTTGCAAACCCATTCGCAACTGGTTTGACAAGTGGCAATGGCGCATTGAACGCACGTTCAAACGTTTACTATCGTATTTTCCAAGTTAAAAACTTGATGTAAGATAGAGTCACCGGAGAGTGACATTTAAAAGGACCCTTCGGGGTCCTTTTTTTTGGCCCCTAAATAGTGATAGAGGAGATAAAATGTCCGCATTAACCAGAACACCACAAAATACAAATTTACTTCAACCTACAAAGTTTCTATTAACCTTTAATAGAATCAGAGATACACAATATTTCTGTCAAACAGTTAATGTTCCTGGTGTTAGTTTAGGTGAAGTGAGTAGAGCTACGCCTTTTCTGGACATGTATTCACCTGGTACAAAATTAAGTTACGATCCACTGGTAATAGATTTTATTTTAGATGAGGACCTGCAAGGTTGGAAAAACATATATGATTGGTTTCTTAGTATGGCTGATCCAGATGGATTCGAGAAACGTGACGGCAGTAAAGAATTACAAACAAACAAACATTTTTCAGATGCCACATTAACAATTTTAAGCGGCCTTAATAATCCAATACTCAGAATACAATATACAAACATTTTTCCTTTGAGTATTGATGATATAAGATTTGACACCACACAATCCGCGGATACAATATTAACTGCAACGGCAACATTTAGATATCAATCATATAATTACTTGACAGTTTAATCAGTTTATGTTATAATGCTTTGAATGGTTAGAATTACACTAAGTTGTTGATTCTAAATAATAATTTATTATATTTGAATATATATGGAAACACTTGAACAAGTCTTAAAAATGTGGGAAACGGATGCGGTTATAGACCAAACCGAACCATCTAAAGAACTATTAAACATTCCCAAATATCATAGTAAGTACCTCGGCGTACTTACTAAACATAAAATTGCATCAAAGAAAGCACACTTTGATTATCTACGTATGCGTAAAGTTAAATGGGAATACTTTACTGGCAAAATGTCCGAAGATGAATTGGAACAATATGGTTGGGAACCATTTCAATTTGCTCTTAAATCGGATATCAATACTTACCTAGAAGCAGACAAAGACCTTATCAAGTT